GAGAGTGATATGACAGTTTGCGCAGAATTTGCGGGCCGAAGCTGGGCAACATGCACGAGAGGGATTCAGGGTTGCGTGTGCGGATTTGATGACTTGCACCACGTTGCCCGTGTGCTGGAAGTCCACAACAAATGGCGGCGCGGCGATATTGAAATTGACGAAGCGCCCTGTCCTTCGGCGGTAGGAAAAGCAATTGACGCAGCGATTGCACATTTGCGGTTTAACCCTGGAGGCAACATGTTTGAAGCCGCTATGCGCGATTGCGCAAACGAAGAAGACCGCAGATCAAAGCGCGACGAGCTGATGCAGCGCGAAGAAGCCCGCCTTGCAGCCGTCGCCATCTTTGATGCCCGTTTGGGCAAGTACGACCGATTGCTAGACGGCCTGAGCTACCGCGACCACGACGAACAGGCAATCGCGGCACTCATGGACGGCTGCGCGGCTGGCGTGCAGTCCTGCATTGCCGTGGTGAAGGCCCTGGCAGACAAACATGGATACCACACAGCGGAGATTGACTGATGATTCGCGTACCACCCTACCTAGACGACTTCACCGGCACCTACGCCCGCACAACGCACGGCAGGCGACCGTGCACAGCTACCGAATCAATAGCGATTCACAAATACAAACCGCCCCTTCACCGGCGGTTTTTTTATGGGCTGTGCCGCTGGGGCTGGGCCATCGTCCCGGCTGTGCTGGCGCTGTCTGTGCTGACTGGCTGCGACGACCTGGAAAGCTATGCCGCAGATCAAGCAAGCCTTGCTGATGCGATTGCGCAGGCTGCGAAGGAGGCGGGAAAGTGAGCCGCCTCAAAGACTTCGCCCGGCTCTACGCGATCTATCGCCAGTGCAACGGCCCCATTAAAGCCGCCCGGTATGCGTGGGTGGTGTCAGGAGGATGGACATGAACGCAATGAAAAAAGATGAAACTCAAGTGATGACGCTGGAGGCTGTGCAGCAACCCGTAGCCATTCAGCAAGGTGCACTCGCTGCCAATTCCCCCATGGGGATGATGATGGCCGCCATGAATCAGGGCGCCAGCCTGGAGCAGGTCGAAAAGATGATGGACCTGCAGGACCGATGGGAACGCAAGGAGGCCGAGAAAGCATACAACGCCGCGTTTGCCGCATTCAAGGCCGAGGCTGTGCGGATCATCAAAGGCCGCAAGGTCACGGATGGCCCACTGCGAGGCAAGGAATACGCAGAACTGCATGATGTGGTTGACGCCGTAACCCCTGCCCTGTCGCGCCACGGACTGAGCGCGGCATGGAAGCTGACGCGGGACGATCCGCAGTGGCTGGAGGTGACCTGCACGCTCAAGCATGTGGGCGGGCATAGCGAATCGGTCAGCATGGGCGGGCCACCAGACGCCGGAAGCGCCAAGAACGCCTTGCAAGCCCGCGCAAGCACCAAGAGCTATCTGGAGCGCTACACGCTCAAAGCCGCCTGCGGGGTGGCAGAAGGTGGCGACGACAGCGACGGCAACCCGCCGCCAGTATCGGTGCCCCTGGAGATTCTTGCGCCCGCACGCGAAGCCGCCATGGGGGGATGGGCCGCACTGAGCGCGCACATCAAGGGCTTGTCGCCAGCCGATCGGGCTGCGCTGGAGCCTGAGAGCTACGCGCTCAAGAAGGCCGCAAAGGCCGCCGACGAAAAAGGAGCTGCAGTATGAAGATGCTCAACAGCTTTGAGCAAGGGTCGCCCGAGTGGAAGCAGGCCCGCGCCGGGAAGGTGACAGCCAGCCGGGCCAAGGACGCCCGCGACCGTCTCAAATCAGGCGCTGCCAGCGGCAAGCAGATTGCCTACGCCTGCCAGGTGGCGCTTGAGCGCGTCAGCCACCAGCCAGCCGATGCCACGTTTGAGAATTGGCAGATGCGCGAGGGCCACGTACAGGAGCCAATCGCCCGCGCGGCCTACGAGCGGAGCACAGGGAACCTGGTGGACGAGGTGGGCGCCTTTGCCACCGACGACGATCTTTTCCTTTACTCGCCTGATGGCCTCATTGATGGCGACGGGCTGCTGGAGGTGAAGACGCTGTTCAGCCCCGAACGAATCATGACCATCGTCGGCAATGGCGATGTGTGCGACTTTATCGACCAGTGCATGTTTGGCCTGTGGCTTACCGGGCGGCAGTGGATTGATCTTGTCGTGTGGGTTCCGGCGCTGGAGCACCTGAGCGTCAAGCGAATCGCTCGGGATGATGACTACATCGAGGCAATGGAAGCCGACTTGATCGCCTTCGCAAAACTGGTGACGCAATACGAAAACACCCTGCGAACCGCACTGGCAGCAAACAACGAGCAAGCAAAGGTAGCGGCCTGATGCCCGTGAAACCCGTAACCCGCGACGCCATCACCGCCGCGCTGAAAGAGTGCGGCCCCATGAGCGTAATGGAGCTGGTTGACCACCTTGGCTGGGGTCGGAACCGCATCAATGCGTGCATGACCACGGCCAGGGCAAACCACCCCGGCAAGTTCTTTCGCATCGTGCGCTACCAGCTTCAAGTTGGAGTACGTGGGCGAGAGACGCCGGTTTATGCAGCCGGGCGGGGGCGCGACGCACCGCGACCGGCATTTGACCAGGAACACGCAAAGACCGTTCACCGCAGGAACTATCTGCGCAACCGGGCGCACCGTGCGGCCCAGCGCAAACGCCGCGAAGGTGCGCCGCCTGCCAGTTGGCTAACCGGGCTTGTCCCAATGGGGCAGCGCGGCACGTAATCCACCCACACCCAGCCCGCACCCAGCGGGCTTTTTTACGACTGAGTTATGAAATACGAGCAATTCCTGGCGTCCAAGCGCCATTCATCTGGGAACTATGGGTTTGAGGCGCAATGGATGCCTGAATGCGCGTTCGACTTCCAGCGGTTCATTATCGAGAAAGCCCTGCGCAAAGGCCGCATCGGCATCTTCGCTGATACCGGGCTGGGCAAGACCTTAATGCAGGTCGCCATTGCCGAGAACGTCATCCGGCAAACGAACCAGCGCGTGCTGATTCTGACCCCGCTGGCCGTGGCGTTCCAGTTCATAGACGAAGCCGCCCGCATCGGTGTTCATGACATCGAGCACACCAAAGACGGCACATTCACTAAAAAGATCGTCGTATGCAACTACGAGCGCATGCACCTGCTGAACCCGGATGACTACGTGTGCGTCATCGCGGATGAATCGAGCATCCTGAAAAACTTCGCTGGCAAGACACGCGATCAGATCGTTGCATTTATCAAGCGGGTTCCGTATCGGTTCCTCAGCACCGCAACACCATCGCCAAACGACTTTATCGAACTGGGGAACAGCTCCGAAGCGCTGGGCTATATGGGCTACATGGATATGCTGACCAAGTTCTTTAAGAGCAATCAGGGAAGCGTGGACAGCAACAACCGGAACATTGGGGAAAAGTTCTACCTCAAGCCTCATGCAGAACGTGACTTTTTCGCCTGGGTGAATCAGTGGTCGGTGATGGTTAAGAGGCCGTCCGACCTTGGTTTCTCAGACGAAGGGTATGAGTTGCCCCCGCTGATAACCAACAAACACATCGTTCACAACTCAAACACATGGTGTATCGACGGCCAAACCTCCATGTTTGCGATGCCCGCGCAAACCATTACTGAGGTTCGCGAAGAGCAAAAGCTGACGGTGCATGAACGTTGCGAACGCGCAGTCAAGCTGGCCTACGGCAAAACCTCTGTGTACTGGTGCAATCTGAACGAAGAGAGCGCGCTTCTCTCGCGGCTTGATCCGAATGCAGTGGAGATTGTTGGCGGGATGTCTGTTGACAAGAAAGAGGAGATTCTGGTTTCGTTTGCGCGTGGAGAAATCGAGCGCCTTATCACTAAAGCCAAGATGACCAGCATGGGACTGAACTGGCAGCACTGCAATCACACCGTGTTCTTCCCGACATGGAGCTATGAGCAGTATTACCAAGCGATCCGCAGGTTTTGGCGATTTGGCCAAAAGCGAGAGGTCGTCTGCGACATGGTGATTAGCGACGGACAGGAGCGCGTATTGGAAGCGCTGGAACAAAAGACCAATAAAGCCATTGACCTGTACGCCAACCTTGTAGCCAACGCAAACAGGGACTTCTCGCACGTCACCAAAGATTTCAACCAGGCGGTACGGCTGCCGGAGTTTCTTGCATAATTCATGTGCTACAATGTTGCACATGAAATCAAACAAGCGCAAGAGAATCGGCAAAGAGAACCCTTTGTTCAAAGAAGGCAAGAGCATTGATGCTAATGGTTATGTGGTTCTTTCATCCAAAATTTGGGGGAGAGACATAAACCGAAGAGAGCATCGTGTTGTCATGGAAAAGCACCTTGGAAGAAAACTTCTTAGGTCTGAAGTTGTGCACCACATAAACGGAATTAAGCATGACAACAGAGTTGAAAACTTGTCTATTGAAACTAGGGCAAGTCACAACAGAGAACACGGCATCGGCGCTGTTGTAAGTTGTCGGGTTTGCGGCGCTGAACGCTGGTATCAGCCAGCTCTTTTGAAAAATATCAAACCAAATTACCGATGCATCAAGTGCTTTCGGTCAAAGGAAAGAAAATGAATGTCAAGGATCAAGTAGTCACAGATAAGTATGCAATTTACGCAAGTGATTGCATGGAAGTGTTGCCGACGCTGCCAGACAACTCGGTGGACATGTCAGTGTACTCCCCGCCATTTGCTGGCCTCTACAACTACAGCTCAAGCGACCGGGATTTCTCCAACTGCGAAAGCAAAGAACAGTTTCTTGAGCAGTACGAGTTCCTTATTGAACAAATTGCTCGCGTTACGAAACCGGGCCGGGTCACAGCGGTGCATTGCACTGACGTTTTCGACAACTCATGCCGCTTGTGGGACTTTCCGCACGAAATTATCCGGCTGCATGAAAAGCATGGGTTCCAGTATCGCAACCGCATCACCGTATGGAAAGAGCCGCTCAAGGTACGGATGCGGACGATGGTGAAAAGCCTAATGCACAAATTGATCGTAGAGGACTCTACGCAATGCTTCACAGCCATGCCGGATTATGTGTTGGTGCTCACAAAGAAGGGGGATAACGCGGTGCCAGTTACGCACACCGAGGGCTTGAAACGCTACTTCGGCGCAACCCCAATCCTTCCGAACATCCTGCGCGCTTTCAACAACGCGAACGAGACCAACTTCACCGAGGATGAATTGTGGGCATACCTGCGAGATACATACGCGGACCACAAAGACCCGAAGTCAAACAAGCTGTCTCACTACATCTGGCAGCGCTACGCATCCAGCGTCTGGGACGATATCCGCATCGACAACGTGCTCCCATTTCGGGACAGCAAGGAAGAGGACGACGAAAAGCACGTTCACCCGTTGCAGCTGGATGTGATTGACCGTCTGGTTGAGCTTTATTCCAACCCTGGAGAGGTGGTGCTGACGCCGTTTATGGGAGTTGGAAGCGAGGTTTACAGCCCGGTATCTCTTGGCCGTAGGGCTATCGGAATCGAGTTGAAAGACTCTTATTTCAAGCAAGCAAAGATCAATTTGCAACTAGCTGCAAATCGAGAGTTTGATGATCGCAGTAACGACCAGAAGACGTTAATTGAAGAGCTTGAAGCCGAAGCCGCCTAACCAAACCAAGCCACCCGCCGAGGTGGCTTTTTTAATCATGACACGCAAAAAACAAGACCACCTAGCCAAAACCATCACCCCCGACAAGTGGGAGCGCCAGCGCCAGGCCGAGCGCATCACCCCAGACGACCGCAAGACCGTGCCGCACCTGAACTCGACGATGGGCGGGCGGTATGAGGGCAAGGAACTGAGCTACCGGGGGCGGCAGTGAACCTATTTTCGCTTATCAATCGCGGCGTAAAACTGTCAGGCGGGAGCCAGTTAGATAAAGCACTGGAGGCCACGAGGGCGCAATGGCTTGACAGACTTTGCACCGATGAAATCCGCGCATGGATGAATGTCGGCACGGTTGACCGGGAGGCATTGACGGCGATTAACTTCCTGTTTTCAGCCGCCGCCATGTGCTCTATTCATGACACGCGGCAGATAGACAGCCCGGACGCCCGCGTAATCCGTGGCGCACTCAGTGCATTGGAGCAATGCGGACATGCCGGATGCCGCATCACAGCATCACATGCCGCTGCTTTTTCTTCCGCCGCCACGCGGGCTAAAGAGATTTTCAGGACATGCAGCCCGGCAGCGATAGAGCGGGCCGCCACGATCATCCATAACAGCGCCAAGGACATCACATGAATCTGCACATCTGCAAACTACACCCAAATGCAAAAATTCCTACTTATGCAACAGATGGCAGCGCCTGCTTTGACCTATACGCGGCCACCGTCAACAGCGCGAAGAACATCGGCGACGTGGTGTACCAGGGCCATCCTGTCACAGTCGATACCGGCCTGGCCTTTGAGGTGCCGCCCGGCTGGATGCTCAAGATCCACCCCCGCAGCGGCCTCAAGTTCAAACATGGGGTCGAGGCGTTTTCAGGCGTGATTGACAGCGACTTTCGCGGCAGCGTGCGCATCCTACTGGAGAGCGCGGACGACCATGAGTACACCCCACCCCTGCGCATCAACCCCGGCGACCGCGTTGCCCAGGCCAGCCTGGTGCCATCGCCCCGAGTGACGTTCCATGTGGTCGAACAGCTTTCAATCACAGAGCGCGGCGCAGGCGGTTTTGGCAGTACTGGAGAGGCATAACCATGCGCCACAACGACCTGAAAGAAGCCCTGCAATCCGCAGGCTGGCGCATCGCAAAAAACCCAGTCAGAGATGCAATCAATGAGGCTGATTGGTACGCGTGGCGACCTGGCAGAACTTCAGCGCGTGAATGCTGCTGCAACGACAAGCCGCCGTCTGTCACTGTGAACCCCTTCCAGTTCGACATTCGGGGCCACGTTTCGGCCAGCGCAGAGATACGGCTGACGGGCGAGATTCCAAACGGGCGCTGGGTGGATTTCAAGGTTTACAGCGTGCCAATGACGGAAGTTATGGACGCTCTGCCAAGCGCCATGCAAACCCTTGAGGCCGCATGGGTTGCGGCATGGGACACGGCGAAACAAACAAAGGACACAGAATGACCACCATCAAGAACAGCGCTGCGGAAATCACCGCCTACCTTGAGAAGATCGGAAACAACCAGTTCGGCGGCGCCATGGAAGAGCGCGCCAAGACGCTAGACGGCACCATCGCGGCGCTGGGCGATACTTGGGACGAGTTGTTCCGCACGATCAGCTCCAACAACGTCGGCTCGCTGATCTTTGACAGCATCACGCTTGCCAACGGTGTTTTGGAAGACGCCACGACCATCGTGCGTGCTTTCGGTGGCGCATCGGCAGATGCCGCACGCAACACGGGCGCGCTAACCGCGTCACAGGGTGCTATCGCTACCTTCTTTGAGACGGTAGCTGTGATGGGCGCTGAGACGCTATACGTCCTGAAGCAGACCGGCGACACCCTTGGGGGTTTGGCCGCCGGATACAAGGCGTTTTTCTCTTTCGATTTTGACGCAGTGCGCGCCATCGGCGCCGAAATGCGCGCGAACGGCGAAGCGGCCCGCAAGGAAATCGACGCCACCACCGCACGCATTCTGAACGCCCGCAAGGCGCAGGAAGAGTACGCCCGCTACGCCACGCGCAACGCATCGGCAGCAACCGACCCGCGCCGGGTTGACTTGGGCGGCAGTGCGCCACGGGCTACGGGCGGCGTTTCGTCCGGTACGGCCA